TATAGAATTTCAGTCCGTCAATTTCGATTTGAGCAAGGTAGATACCGCGCGTGGGGGTGTCTACCCTACGCCCTGCCATATCCACAAGGACGGGGCGCAAGCCTGCCTCCTCAAGTTCACGCAGGGTGGGAGGGGGCAGAGCCTCGCCTTCGCAGTCGGTGTCAAAGACGAGCAAGAAATCTGCGAAATCTTGTACGTCTACGTCGTCGTCGCCGTCCATGTCGCACGCACACTCTCCCACCTTGCCCAGCTCGGTACAGATAGCGAGCAGGTCTTGGACTTGGATAAACCCGTCCCCGTTAAAGTCGCCCGGACAAGGGCTCTCCTGTGGCTCTTCTGCCGTGACGTAGGCGTCTTCTACGCAGTAGTCGTAGACGCGCTCTGAAGATGAGCCATAAGGCCAGCCGAGGTTCCACTCGTCGCCACCCTCCAACCAGAAGGGGTTGCCTTCCGGCCCCCACATAGTCGTGTGGTATTCGTACAAGGTGTCGGTTTCTTGGCCTCGCTCGACGTAGATACTCACGCCACACTCCAAATTTGCATACGGCCCCCAAGCGTTGCCGTCCCAGTCCCAGCTTCCCTCGTAGTATTCTTGGGTGCTGCCGTATCCATCATGCCTGAAGAATCCGTTGTAGCACCCACCCGTGAGGCAGAACTCGTCGTGAGTGAAGAGGGGCTCCATCGTGAGTCCGTTCTCGTAGGAGTCGTAGGTGTTGAATGAAAGCCAACTACCGCCCCGTGCGTAGTAGAGAGCGCCTTGATCGGCGGAGCTTCCCCCACCTTCTTTGTAGAACTTCCATTGTTCGCTCTCAGGCCATACGTCGTGTTGTATGTCGATGTTCATAACCGCGTAAGGGTGCGGCTGGTGTTCGAAGGTATTGACGTTGTTGTCGGGGTTGTTGTCGCCTACGAGGTAGATATACGCTTGCCCTGTGTATTCGTTGAAGAACTCACCCTCTAAGGCCGGGCCTGTAAAGGTGGCGATGGTTTGAGCGGGGACGTCTACGAGGGTGTCCCATTGTTGGCCGTTCATCACCACCGAGAGCTCTACGTTCTCGGCTTCGATATTCGTGTAGTTGCTTAGTCGCACCTTGGGCGTGAAGTCCTCGTCGCATCTGTTGTAGTTGGACACGCTCAATACACTCACGTCCAAGAGGTCGGGGTCGACACAGAGACCCGACTGCCACACCGTGCTGCGCCCTCCGTTTACGAGCATCATGTGCATACGTTGAATCTGTCCCGGCGTGAAGTGATCGCGGCAGGAGTTCTGCGTGTAGTCCATGTGGTTCGTGTAGTCGGCCTCAGAACAGAAGGGAGCCTCGCAGTTGAGGTTGGCCGAGGTCGGTGGGGTGTCGCATACCCAGTCGCCTTGGCTCTCGCAATCCACCTCCACCGTGCTACACGTAGAATTTTGGAAGGTGTGGTAGAGGCCGCAGTAGTGCCCCATCTCGTGGGTGATGACAGCGGAGGCCAAGTGTTCAGCCTTCATGTAGATGCCGTCCCACGTGTAGTTCACGGGGTTGCTGTTGACCCACGAGAAGCCCGCTACCCCCGAGCCCACACTTGAAAAGACGTAGATGTTACATACGTCGGTGGCGGGTGTCCCTGAAATGTCGTTCGCCTGCATCGCTTGGTAGTAGAGCGGGACGTCGTAGATAGGATGTTCTGTTTCGAGGCTGTCGTACTCGTTGTAAAAGTTGGTCTGGTGGCGGCAAGGGATAACGTTTGTCCCCACCATCTGCTCTTGAAGGATAGCAAAGGCCGCCTCTACCGTCTCAGGATTCGAAGCACCGTCGAAGACGTGGAAAGCCACCGGGAGGTACTTGGTGAAATAGTCCGACTCCCTGTTGCCCCCCGTGCGTAGAGCGAGCCAATTCTCGAAGTCGTGGTCTACGTGGGTGCATTGCTCACCACATACGTCCTGACCCCATACGGGCAGAGTCAAAAACACAAGAAACAAAGAGAAGAGGTGCTTCATTTTTTGGGCTTTGGTTTGTTTTTATCGAGCCACGCCTGCAAGAGGACGATGTTTTCTTGGCGGGTCATTGGAGGAGCTTGCGTGCGAGGTCAGGATCAAGCTGCCCATCACCACGAGAGATGGTCATTCCGTTTTGGTAGTAGGCCGTCTTCTCCGGGAACATATCCGCGCCCGTGTTGGACGTGTACTCCGGGAAGAGAGAGAGGTTGTAGCAGAGATATTCTACGAGGCGCGTCGTGTAGAACTGGGCGTTCTGCCGTGCGTTCTCAATTTCGCGGTGTAGGTCGGCCTCGGAGATGGCGGCGGTGTTCTCTGCCGTCCTAATAACGAGCCCGCCGTTGTCCAATTTCACGTACAAATTCGGAAGCAGCTCCACCATACTCCACCACACCACGACCTTCCGCACGTATCCGTCCAAGAGGGCTTCGTAGTTATCCGTGATGGTACCGCCTGAGACGTCGGCTTTCAACTTCTCCAGCAGCTCGGTGCCGAGGTATTGCTGGAGGTGTTTGTCTTGTGCCAAGATGATGGCCGGAACCATGACCGCATCCTCTACCCCGCCGTTGAGCTGGGTGATACGCTTCATGTAGTCAGGGTTGACAAAGAGAACTTCTGCTTGTAGTGCCATTTTAGCGAGGGTTTAGGTAGCCGTTGTTTGGCATTGTTGCGGGAATCTGTGAGATCCGTGGGTCTTGCGTCTCGATTTGATTTGCTCGGCGCTGCGGTTCGGGCAGTTGTGAGATGATTTGACGCGCTCGGTTAACGCTCACCCGCTGGTTGTTGCGCTTCAAGTAGGTGCGACGAATCCAACGGTGCTTGCAATTAGGCCCGCCCTTGTACAAAAGGAGGTCGTAGGTGTCCGTGCCGTTTGGCCCGAAGCCGGGGTTCACTGCACGAGCCGATGCACCGCCCAAAGACGCGGGCCAGTTTGCTCCTACAATGTCCTCACGGCGGTAGACCCTTTGCGAGCTCATCATCTTTCGGCAGAAGTCACGCTCTGGGTTTTGGCTTCCGTCGTAGATGTAGCGAATCTTCACCACGTCGTTGTCGATTTGGCTTCGGTTATCGGGAGCCGTGTTCGTGTCGGATGTCCCACCGGGAACGCGCATGGCAAAATTCCACTGGGCATCTTGCACTTGTTCGAGTTCCTCGTCGTATTCGCGCTCATCAATCAAGACCCACTCGTCCTCGTTGATTTCTTCGCCTTGCTCAATGAGCCATTCTGCGGCGTCGATGTTCAAAGTAATTTCCTCGGACAAGTTGCAGCACGCTTTACGGCTCATCTCGACCTCTACGGGCTCCATAGGCGGCACTTCTTCAACTGAGACAACGGTTGGGGTACCTGCGGCCCCGAAAATGCTCTCAAGGGCGTCTTTTACAATGCGCTGGTAAGGCTTCACCACTTGCTTGTCGAAAAGCTCCGAGGCAATCTCCAACTCTTGCGTGTTTCCAAGCTGTCCGGCTGTCTTCACGCCAAACATAGCCGAAGACACCACGCGGTGTCCCACCATGATTTTGTCTGACACCTCCGTAGAGAGGAATTGGTATTGCTTATCCGCGTCGGAAAGGGGGAACGGCTCGAAGTCGGGCTTACGTTCGGGAGAGTCCGAGTAGGTTACGATGAACTTACCCGCGTTGGTAGCCCCGGCCAGTTGGCGCTCGATGTCGTTACGAATCTTGTGCCGCTCCTCCTGCGCTGGGACTCCGTTCTTGAAGTGGATGGAGAACGAAGGAGCGAGGCCGTTCTTAATATTGTTGATGTGGTACTTTCCAATTTCCTTGTCAAGCTCGATGTAATCAATCGAGCCGATGTAGTCGGGCTTGGGGTAGTAGTACGATCCGGGAGAGAAGGGCTTGACGTACAAGATTTGCACGGGGTATTCTACCGAATCCTCCGGGTTGAAAGCACGCACGAGCTCCGGCTCGATTTGATTGTCCGACCAGTCCTTTGAGTAGTAGTAAAAATTGACGTTTTCGTCGTTGTCTACCTCAGCCGAGCGGATATTCTCGAAGGGACAATGGCGCACCTTGGCAACCGTCGTGCGGTCGATGCTGTACACGACCTCCAGCGCGAAGCCTCCTTGAATCTTCAGGTCGAGGCACGCCTTGCGGACTTCATCTTGCAACCCCCACTCTTCAATCTTGAGGCGAGCGTCCAACGTGTCGGCCTGTACCCCGTCGCCGTAGATCATATAGGCGATGGAAGTGCAGAGGGCGTTGTGCGTGGCGCTGCTCTTGTAGAGGTCGATGAGGTACTGCGGGAAGAGGTTGTCGTCCCCGTACTGAACGTAGCCCTCGTTGGAGGGTCTCTCCTCGTAGGAGCGTTCTTGGTATTCGTTGAGTTTTAGTAAATCCATCACTCGTAATATATAACGTTGTCAGGGATAGAGACGTTAGGAATAGTCCACGCGGGTTCGTCGCTTACTTTGCATGGCCCAATTTCGCACACCCCAACCACACTTGCGTCCGTTGGGTCGAGGTTAGAGTCGGAGTTTTGCCCGTAGATAGTGTAGGTGTAGAGCCCCGATTGAGTCAAAAGGATTTCGCCGTTTACCGGGTCGTCGTTATTCGTGGGGAGGTCGGCCTGTGAATACCTTTCGTTGTCGTATGCGACGTTGAAAATGCACGCAAATTGCTCCTTGGTGGCTTGATTGACCAACACCAAAAGGTAGTCCGTAAAAGCGGGCAAGAACTTGCGATTCTCAAAAGGTGTCACCGTGACGGTGTTGGAGGCGCTGTTTGGAGATAGATGAATCATGCTTCAAAATAAAGGGGAGAGCAACTGCCCTCCCCCTCCTTGTAACGATAACGGCCTAAGGTTGGCCCGATATTTTCAGAACTTACGGAGCAATCGTGAAGGTCACGTTGGCTTGTCCTGCCTTATCAAAGAAAGGAGCTGCGCTGACCTCTTGTGCTGACAACTCCAACGTGAAGCCGTTTTGGTCGCCAGCAGCGGTGCCCGTCTGTACGGTACCTCCGGAAGCCTCGACTCCGTTCTTGTTGCCCATCACGAAGTAGTTGTCGTTCGTGTCCTGAACGATAACGGCCATGCGGCCTTTGGTGATGTTTGAAATCTCCACGATGTCGGCAGCGTCCAATTTGTTGAACGTAGCAGACAATACTTGGTCGAAGTAGACCGTACCTGCCTCAATGTTTGAAGTGACGGTCTGCGTCAAAGAGCCAGAGCCGCGCGTCATGTCGTAGGTGTAGACCGTGAGAGCAGCAGTAGCGTCTCCAATCTCACCCGATACGGGAGCCTCCCAAATACCTTCAGACCACTCACCGATGTAGATACGCTTGATTCCTCCGAGAGCATCTTTGCAACCCGTTCCGCGTCCTGCGAGAGTTAGTGTACAAGCCATGTTGTAGGGTTTAGTGAAAGTTGGGGGGAGCCTGTTCTCTCCCCCCTTCTCTCGGGTTCAATTATTAGCTGGAGCGGCGAGCTACTGCGATGGCAGCTTCGTCCACAATCTGACAACCGCCAGAGAACTGCATGATCACACGAGTCACGTCGTCACCCGTCACGTCACGCAAGTTCAAGATAGAGGCGTTGATGTGGTCGGTCAAAAGGTCAGTACCGAAGTACAAGTTTTCACGCTGTGCGAAGACGAAAGAGTCGTCAGGCATACCAGCAGGCGTGATGATTTCGTAGCCCTTGTAGTTCTGAGCGAATCCTTCAGCCAAGTAGGTCAGCTCTGCCGTGCCAGCGATGGCCTCGAAGTAGAGTTGCTTCATGGCACGAGACATGAAGAGCTTGGTGTTGGGGTCGCCAGCGATGACAGCAGGAACAGCCAAAGCGTTCAAGCGAGCCAAGATGTTGGCAGCGGTGGTGGCACCCGTCAACAAATCCTCTTCGCCGGGAGTGGCGGCAACGATTTTGTTCATCAACCCTGCGAAAGAGTTGTACGTTCCCGTCGTTGCTCCGTCGGTGTAGTCGTACTTGCCCTGCCAGATATTGCGCTCGACAGCCTCGGCGGTCTTAGCGGCAACGTACTGAGCCACGAACGTCGTGAAGTCAGCAGGAGCGGCGGAGTTTTGTCCGCGCATCTGAGCACCTTCCCACGTAGCGCGGAGGTCTTCGTTGCATACCTGCTCGTTAATCTTCAGAGCGTCAACGGCCAAGATAGCCTCGCCCAAAGTCAACTCACCAGAACCGGGGGTTGTGAACGCGCAGTCGTCGTTGGCTTGGATAGCCACGCCGGAGAACTTCCGGAGAACTGCTTTAGAGTGAACATTTTCACGAACGGTCACATATCCGTTCGCGATGGTGTCGGCAGACAAGACAGCGGCGGACACGTAAGGACGTGCCGCTTCTCCTGCGTAAGTACCGACGGCAACTGATGCGTTTGCCATTATTTAGAGAAGTTTTGAAGGAGAGCTGACACGCGCTCCTGAGTTGATAGATTCTTGAGGTCGAGAGGCTCACGCTTCGTCGTTGGGGCTTGATGCTTCAGGCCCGCTTCGGCGGCTTTCTTTTGCATGGCTTCGAGCTCCGCCTTGACAGCGGCAAGTTCGACAGCCACAGCGTCCTCTTCTTTTTTTGGTTCGGGGGTGTCGGCTGACATCTCCTCCTTGTCGTCCTTGTTCAAGGCTTCAAAGGCGGCAGCAATCATCTTTTCGACTTCGGCCTTGGTGACGTAGCTGGGTGTCTCCTCAGCTTGCACCTCTTCCGTTTCTTCGGAGGCTTCTACCTCTTCGGTTGATTCTGAAACTTCCTCGGAAGCCTCTACTTCCTCCACTACCTCTTCGGTAGCTTCGCCAACAGAAGTAACTACACCGCCATCACCTACGACAATGACGCTTCCGTCTTGGAGCGTGTAGTCGCCGGGAGGCAAGGGGATGTTCTCACCCTCGTCGTTGATGATGTAGGCTTCTACACCTTCTGCGAATTGTTCTGCGTCGGTGTAGATCACCGTGCCGTTTTCGAGTGTGGCTTCCGCCATCTCGGTGCGCTTCTCCTCGCTCACCGTCAGGTTGACGTTGAAACGATTGAAGACTTCTTGCACTCGTTCTTGGATAGTCATGGAGTCCTTTTTTTCAATGAGTATTTGAAAGCCTCAATCCTCAAGTGAATCGAGCTCTTTTTTCAACGCCTCGAAGAATTTGAGGTCGACGATTTGCTGGACAAGCTCCGAGAGCATCTCCTCGTCTTGGTTCTTCTTCATCTTGTCAGCGAAATAGCCCTCGATGGAGAAGCCTTTGACCTTGCCTTCCTTCACCCACTCCTGCCAGATAGCCTCGTTGTCTACCTTGACAGCGACCATCCACGTACCTACCGGGACGTCCAACCCGTAGAGGGCGGATTTGTCTTTCTCTTTGTCCTCTACCATCCACGACTCTACCACGGTAAGGCCGTTGATGGAGTGTTCGTGTTCGAGGGTGTGGTTGGCTTGGTTGCCGTGCTTCAAATACAGCTCCGCCGCACGTCGTACAGTGGCCTTCGAGAAGTACACGTAGAACTCGTCCTCTCCGTTCTTGCGGTAGATAGGCTTGTCCGGTACGAGGGCAGGGCCGAGGAGGATACGTTTGTCTGCGTCGATAGTCGTGAACTCGATTCGTTCATCTTTTAGCGCGATGAAGTCGAGTTCAATGGCGGGCTTGTCTACGAGAGAGATCGCGTCGATGCCGTACAGCTCCGCGTCTTCGTCGATGATTAGTTCTACAATTCTCATAACGTGCTTTGGTCTTGGATTTTCTTGTTTGCTTGTTGGGCGGTTGTGACGTTCTCGCTGATGACATACGTCTCAATTACTTGCTGTTGTGCTCCTTCGCCCAAGAATCCGAGGTCGAGGGTAGGGGCAGGCGGTGTGATGCCTGCGGCAGTAGCAGCCGAAGCCGCCCCGCCCGTTCCGGCGTAGGTAGACCCTCCACCACTCGCCCCGCCTTGGAAGGTTTGGCTTTGAATCTTCTTAACGTTAGCCAGACCCGCAGCGGTGGCAGCGACAGCCGCAGCCGTACCCAACCCCGGCCCCACCACGGGGATACCTGCAAGCGATTTGAACGCCTGTACCGCGCTCTCGTATGTGGAGATGAGGGCTTGTGCCGTCTGTATCTTTTTAGACCGCTCAAAGCCTTTCTTTTGTTCCTGCTCTGACTCTCCCGTGAAGGCTTCGTTGAGGGCAGAGAGGGCGTCGAGGGTGGACTTGGTGATGTCCAGCCGGGCCTTCTTGATGGCTTCGGCGTTGGCTAACTCCTCCTCCCTTTCCTTGGCTCTGCGTTCTGCGTCTTTTGCAGCGGCTTCATCTTTCAGCCTTTGCTCCTCAGCCAACCTTTCCTCCAGCGCCAAACGTGCCTCCTCTTCAGCCGCCAAACGCTCCTCCTCTTGTGCGATGAGTTCTTGGTTGAGGGCGAAGAGTTTGTTTTGTAGCTCCGTTTGAATGGTGGCGCTCGCTTGCCGTGCTGCTGCCGCTTCGATTTCGGCTTGTGCCAAAGCCTCCAACCGCTCTTGCGACTCCCCTTGTAGGGCTATCTCTTGGCGGATGAGGTCGGCCTGCTGTTGAGAGAGGGCTACGTTCTGATCTGCGAAACGCTGGTTGATTTCTGCGGCTCGTGTGGCGGCCTCGATTCTTTCTTCTACCGAGAGGCGCTGGTCGTCGCTTTGTCTCTTGAGTTCTTCTACCTCTGCTGCTGCTTCAGCCGTCGCTACATTCAACTCACGCTGCGCGTCACGCAGGGCTTGTTGTTGCTTGGTGAGGGCCGTGCTTTGTGTCACGGCACCCTTTGCCTCCTCGACGTATCCTTTGATGGCTTCCGCTGCTTCTTCCCACGGCGCGGAGAGGGCGTCTTTGTTTTCTTCTTGCTGGACTACCAAGTCCGCGAGCTGTTCGTCAATTTCTCGGACGGTCTGTTTTAGTTCGCTCGCGTCGAGTCCGACAAACTCTTTGGATGCAATAGCAGCCTCGTAGAAGCCACGCTTCAAATTAAGCAGCCCTCTATATACCGGGTTGATGGCCGTATCTAAGAGAGTGCCGAAATACTCCTTTAGAGCGATAAGGTTATCTCGTAGGGTTTGGACGGCCTCTTGTGGTTCCGTAAAAGCCGAGATAAGCAAATCACCGAGAGGTGTCAGGGCTTCCACCAAGACGTTGAAGACGACACCCAACCCGTTGAAGACGACTTCGAGAGCCTCGGCGATCTTCTTGTTTTCGGTCATCTTCTGGGTGAGCTTCACCACGATACCCACGAGCAGTCCAATTCCCGTGGCTTTGATGGCCGTACCCAACGCCTTGAAGCCTTGTGCCCCCAGCGTGCCTGCCTTCTTCAGTCCCGTTCCTGCGCTCTTCGCGTTCTCGCCTATCTCCTCGGTGGCCTTGGCTGCATCGTCCGCAGCGTCGGCTACCTTCTCCATATCCTTGGCAAGGCGCGTCGTTACCTTGTCGATGTCGCCCGTCTCAGCGTTGAAGGTGAATACTACTTCTTGATTCGTCAGAGCCATGACAAGACGTTATAAATGACCAACACACACGCCGCGCAGAAGCAGGCCAAATAGACCCCCGTCAGGAGGTAGTCGAGGGGCGTAAGCCACCACGGAAGGGGAGCCTTCACCTTGTAGGCTTGCAAGAGGTCTATTCCTCTCATGATGTGCTTGGGGTCTTTCATTGGGG